ACAAAAATGTCTGGTGGGGAATTTGTAATTAAAAAATCTGCTGTTAATAAAATAGGAGTAGGAACTTTAAACGCTATTAATGGATATGCTAACGGCGGCCAAGCGGGACCCGGTATGGGCGCTATGGGTATGTTGGCTTTAGGGTCAGGAGCTGCTTCAGGTATAATTGGGGCGGCAATGGCTCCTAAACCTGACAAACCGTTGCCAATGCAAAATTACGGACAAGGGAGGAGTGAGTTGGGTTACTTAGGTGGAGCTGACCCCGATGCTGGCCGTGTTGACTCTATATCTGGCAGTGGCCGTTCCGCAAACGTTTCTCTTGCTAAGGGGTTTGTTTATTACAGAAGAGATCCAGAGACTGGAAGACTGATTAGCGAAAGAGCTCGCCCAACCGAAGGTAGGTTTGAAGTTAGTGATAGACTTTCCTTAATGGGTAGATTGTCAGAGGGCGATCCTCAGACAGCTAGAATGTTTGAAAAAGAGCAAGCGATAGCAAACTATCAAAATTATGTAGCTCAAGAAAAAGCAAGCAGAAAAGCTCAAATTCAAGCCGTGAAAGATCAAAAGAAAGCTCGGACAATGGGGGCATTTATGAATGCTGCTATGTTAATAGGTGGAGCGAAGCTAATGTCAATGGGTAAGCCTGATTCTCCAGCAGCAATAGACGTGGATTTTGATCCATCAACAGGAGCAAGTAGCAGTTACCCTCTGGGTTATGGTGGTACAACTGGCTCCTTTAGCGCTACCACGGGAGCATCACACAGTTATCCGTCAAATTACCCCGGGATAGGAGGAAATAACGCTAATGGGGGGCTGGCTAAGGTAATGGGTGGAGAGTATATAATGAGCCCTCAAGCAGTCCGTACTCACGGCGTAGGCTTCATGACAGAGCTTAATCGCGGAAATGTCCCCGGTTACGCTTCTGGCGGTTTAGTGGGCGCTGGAGGTGGAGGTGGGCCAACTGTCAATAACGGCGGCAACATGACCAACAATGTTAAAATTAACGTCAATATAGATAAAAGTGGACAAGCTAAAGCGGAAACTACAGCTCAGGGGTCGTCTGGATCTGATTCAGCTAGAGAGGAAAATGAAGAGGCGCAAAACAATAGTGAACTGGGAGAAGTTTTGCAGGGGGTTGTTATTGAGGAAATAATAAAACAACAACGTCCCGGTGGATTACTTCATAAAGATAATTAATAATTTCTATTTTCCAAATTTGAGATTCTTTTTTCCATATCTATGAATTTTTTTTCTATCATTTTTATACCTTCGTTATACATAGCGTATGGATTTAGTGACTCGTGAGACAACAGAGGGATTTTTGCAATTGGTGAGAAGTCGAAAGACAGTTCACAGGGAACATTTTCTACTGAAGGCATTCCGTACTTTTTGTTTAAAATAATTACCTGTTTTTTTAAGCTAAGCAAACCTTCGGTAACTGTATCCGGTATTGGATACTGTAATTCTATCTGCGTTTTGCCATCAGAAAAGGTGGCTTTTTTTACGTCTTTTTCTAAGACTGAAGAAGATTCGGCTTCGTCGTATTCTACATCTACTGTAATAAATTCACCGGTATCATTCATTACTTTTACTGGGTTTTGGGGAGGAGCGATATATTTACCCGGTGAACTTATAGACATTTCAAGAATTTTACCTTTTGGGTCTACTTTTGTTACTGTAAATTCTGTATATTCTCCGGTTATGTTTCGCCTGTCACTTGAACATATTCCTCCTTGAGAGTAGATCAAATCTCCGGTATTGTATTTAAAATTATTGTCCTGCTTTATGTTGGAATAACTGTAAGCTTCATGTTCTGAAAAAGTAATTTCTAGAGTGTCTCCAGCTGCAATTTTGTAAGTGAAATCGCCTTTAATAGTTATGACTTTTTTTGCACCTGTAAAACTTCTTTTTATGTTTATTATTTCTGAGTTTTCTAGTTGGTAGTAGACTTGATTATTACCTATACTCAAAAACGCGCCATTTTTACATACGATTTTTCTATTTCCTATTACGTAAAGCCTGTCGGTGTTACTTTTTATTGCAGCCTCAAAAGCTTCAGGTTTCATATTAGATTATTATTCCATATCGGCTAAAACGCCAAATTTTATTTTTAATCCGCCTCCGTTTTTTAGGCGAGCACTAATGCCAAAATCTGCCTTCATCCATCTACCTGCATCATGATTAAAGTAATCGTTTGCGTCTTGGCGAATTATTACAGTAAACTGCCCTGCCTCTTTTATAACCTGATAATCAGTAGTTGCTGCTGTTGAGGGTTTACTACTGTACCAACCCTTCCTATTTCCTTTGGCGTAGCCTACCCTTCTTAGATAATCCATTTCATTTGTGTCCTCTGGTATTGGTAGATTGGTATTTATTCCTCCATCTACAGGAACAGGTGATTCAGTAGATATTGTTACGCTATATTTATTTGGACTAATTGTTGACAACTCGTCTTCTAGTGGGACGTTTAATATTATAATCCGCCTTTGACTTAAACTAAAAGCAGTCTGATAACCCTGAGAAACACTCGGTCCAAGCCCTCTTAGCCATGCGCTGCTGCCTTCATTATAACTGGCCCGTTTTGACACGGCGTACATAGATATTCCTTGAAAATCTACATTCCCTTTACCAAAAGCGGCGTCCATTTGCATCGAGTAATATCTGGCTGAGGCTTCTAAAGTATCGGTATTACTATCAATTATATTAAATGCGTTTGTGGAAGAAACCGCTTCTTCAAAAGTTATTTCAGGAGCAGTTCCAATACCATAAGCAGCATGGTCAAAACAGAGTATTTTGGATTCCCTGTCCCGTCGGCCAACCGTTATTTCGCCCCAAGCTTGATATCCCAAAGACGTATTATAGGCTGAGTTGGCATTAAACTCTCCCATCCTAAAAGACGACCCTAATTCGTTTAAGAAGGCGGTATCTTGGGTGCTGGTAACATTTGTAATTGTAAATGGAACGTCTTTTTTGGGTAATGTGGAGAAATTTAAACTAGTGTCTCTGAAAATTCTTTCTATTTGAAATGTTTCATTATTAATTACTGCCGTTTCCATTCTTGGGGCCTCGTTATCATTTACGTTAAAAGCTTTATTTAACGACAACGAGTCAAAAAAAGCCATGCTCAATTGTATATTAGTTACCTCAGGTCTTAGTATCATTGGAAACGGCATTTCGAAACCATCTATTCCGTCGTTGTCCCCAAATATAAAAGCATCACGATAAACTATAAAGTTTCCATCTTTTTCTGTGGTTACGACTCCGTCAAAGGCTGAGCCTACTACCTCACCGTTACTGAGCGTTTTATTAGTAACCTCACTTGCTCTACCGTTCTCTACATTTTTATCAGATAGCAGTAAGTAACTGTTGTTAGCTTGTTCTGCAATATCTATTTCAAAGTGTGGTGCTAAATTTGTGAATTTAGTGTTGTTTTGAAGAACGTTGCCCTCACTGTCTTCTTCAATAGCTACCGAGCTATTACCCGTTGTATAGTAAATGACAGCCCCTTGCGCGTCGTTAAAAAATTTGTCAATTTCCTCGTCACTTAGTAAAACTTTACCTTTGTCGTTTTGGACCTCTTCAAAAGTAAAAGCAAGCTTGCCTTCAGGCATTAATCTGACTGAAGCTTTGTAGGGGTAATTTAAGGTAGCGGCCTGTTCCATACTTAAGTACCGCGGACTAAAACCTTTAGGACTGTCTTCTTGGGCAAAAAATAAACCACTAGGGGAAGCAATTTGTACCCCTAATATATCATACCCATTGTTGAATAATTTTTCATCATAAGACTCTTGATTTTTATTTGGGTCTGTTCCCTGAATAATAGTATTTGAGTAAACGGTATTATTGGAGCTAGTTCTACCAAATGAATCTTGAACTTCTACAACCACATCAAATTCCCTTAATGGGTACATTGGTGAGTTTTGGATCACAAATCCACTGGCATCGCATTTAAAATACTCTTTAACTACCTTGCCGTCTTGTCCAACAATTTGATGTTTGCCTATTTGCCTATTGTTTAGTTGGTCTCCATTGTAGGTCTGACCCGCGCCGGCTATGTCGTCAATTATAGCTGGAGTGTTGTAATTTTCATTAAAGGTAAAAGACGGAATAGTAGAGTCTGAGCTATAGCCAGTAAATTCAAAATAAATATTATTAGAGGGAATATTTGAGCTTGATGGTTCTCTAATAGTGAGTCTGTATTGAACATCTTGTACTTGAGTAAAGTCCAATTCATATCTTCCGAAACTGCTCTCTTCGTCTTCTGGCCTGTTAAATACAGGGTCTTGGCTGCCCAACGTCCATTCAAAAACTGGCTCTGTGTTGTCTAGTGAGTATAGTAAAGTATCCCCGGCGCTGCTAGTTTGAATGGGTATATCGTTTTCATCTCTGGTTGTTAAACTGCTAATAGAGTACGCCTCAACCGGGGAAATTAATTTTTGCTGAGCCTCTTCGGATAAGGTAATGCCCCTTAAAAGACCATAACCCACAATACCTTGTTCAGAAATGGGGTAAACAACAATATAAAAAGGCATGATGTTGTTATTATTGTCCCTAGGTATGGATCCAACTAATGACTCTATTTCAATTTTAGTTTTTTCGTTATTAAAAAACTGAGTATTCTCTGACGTTACTAACGCGAACTCATTTTCCTTCATTGAGTCGTAGTAATCGGGGGAAACTAGATAGGTTACTGACTTTTCTTTAGAGCTTTGGGTTTGAGTATTAACTACAGGAACAATTCTTGGGTCATTTGCTGCAGCCCAATCGTTGGTTATTTGTGGGTCCCCAGTTGACACAATACTAAAAGAATAACTAATTTTATTTATATCTCTACTTTCCCCATAATTTATACCCACCGTTCCGTCATCGTTAGCAATATTTAAATTGTTTTTAAATCCAGCTACGCTAAACTCACTTTTTAAGGTAACGTAATTTTCTTTAATAACACCGTTAATAGAAGGCTTATCTTCCTGAACTAGCAGTATATTATTATTTCTTTCATTCTCGCTGGCGCTAGGTTTTGGGTTTTGTTGTGGATAATTAGAAGTCCAAGTATTTAAATTACTAGTTCCTCCCGCATTGTTGGGTATAGGGAAGTACATTTGCAAGTTTGCTGTCTTGGAAAAGCTGGTTCCAACTTCGTCTACCTCTGTATATTTACCAGTTGAATAAGAAAGGCCTTGAATATTATAGCTTTTATTTTCTTCTTCTTTAATGTTAATAATTCTATATGAAGAAAAGCTATTATTTATGAATTTTGGATCGTCTTCAAAAAGTGGCTCTATTGACCAAATTAAATTTTGTCCAGAGTAATAATTACCCGAGTATGGTACTGCTTGGCTTTCATTTTCTACAGAGTTGTTTGAGTATCCAGTTATAACATAATCCCCGAAATTCAGTTGGTTGCCCGTGTACGTCCCAACGTTCCCCTTTGCCATCGCCTCCCCATTATAGTTAAAAGTATTCTCGACAGCCATACCGCTATTAAAAAATATCCGAGTGCAAACCGCTGAGTTTTCATCCCTTAGATTTGACCTGAACGCCCCGGGTCCTCCAGTGATATTTATAACATCAGAACCGTTAAAAGCCAAATTTTGTACTTGAGTTCTTCTTACTCCCGGTAATTCATTGCTTGTTTCAATTGTGCCGGAATAATAGTCATAAGTTGGAGCGAGTAATGAAAATTTATATTTCGTATCGGGATCTAAAGTTATAGCTTGATCAAGTATAATACTGTTTACGTTTTGCCTTTGTGTCGCGTTAAGTGCTGTGTCGTCTGTCGGAGCACCTGCGACAACTGTTCGTCCTTTAATGACAGAATTTGTTCTACCGCTATGCTTTAACTTATTTCTGAAATTGTCATATATAGTGATTACGTCTCCGGGTCTCAGATAAGCGCCCTCTAACCCAGCACCAAAAGACACGGTTTCAGTTTCTTGGTACTCGCTGGCCAGAATCCACTTAGCGAATCTTCTCGCCTGACCCCTGCTTGTACAGCCTAAAGCTGTAGTTTCTATTTCTCTTATACCATATCTTCTTACAGCTTCTTCGTCCTCCAAATATTCCACCGCAGGCTTGTAAGTGTTTCTTTTGTCGTTATACCTTACAATAGCTACGCTATGTCGCGCTTTTTTAGAGGAGCTCGAGTAAGTGAAGTTGGAGTCGATTACGTTAGAGTTGTTAAAATGAAAAACAGGATTTTTTAATTTATCTTGAGAGGAAAAAATACTTCCATTTGTGTAGTATGAAATACCTCTAAATATAGAGGATAAGTCATTTAAAACTTTAAATGCTTCTTCGCGGGACCTAATTATGTAATTGATGGTAAACCTCGGTTCAAACCCTCCGTAAGTATCATCTACTAATTCATCGCAGTACTTCGCTATTTCATATAAAGCCCACTTGTCTATTTGACCTTCCGTAATGTATTCACCGAGTCCATAACGAGGATTCGTAACTAAATCATAGAAACACCAAGCTGGATTATCAGTCCAAATTAATTCTTCAGCAAAATTTCCATCCCATTCTTCATTAGTGTTCTCACTCTTGCGTTGAAAAGTAAAACCATCATCACTTTGGTTTAAGCTAGTACTTGTGTTTGTTTTATTGCCTAGAGCTACCCCTTTGTAATAATTGCTAGCGGAAGCGGAGCTATCTCCATAACTTTTTATGAACGGGTTGTAGTTGTTAGGAACTTTTACCTTAAGTAAGTGTGTATCATATGCCCTAGATGGTATTCTCTGAAACGATCTAGCGTCAAAAATTGAGTAGACCATTGACGAATAAGGATAGGTCAACTTTGTTCCGTATACTTCTACAATTGAATCGACAAAACTTTGGTTCCTTAAAAACGAAGTTAAGGATTCAGGGGTAGTTCTTACTATTCTAATTTCCCAGCCTTCGAAACCTACCTTATCCTGAAAGCCTTTATCTGAAAAATCTAAAGTGGTAGCTCTAATATACCCAGAGTCTATTTTACCCTGTACTCTTTCTTTTTTACCTAAACGCCAACCTTCTGAAACAAGGTTAGATCTGGTAACGTTTTCAGAGTCTTTACTATCGAATCTGTCGTTAAAAATAGGTTTGTAAAAAATACTATATTCAATACTTCTAGCTTTTTGATCCCCGTATCCAGTCGCTGGTACCCCTTTTTTATAAGTTTTAGCTCCAAATTGTAGACTTTCTTGTAGAGCGGTTACTTTTATGTTTACAATTAGTTTGTTGCATTCTTTGTTTAAAATACGGTAAGTTTTTGCATATTTGTCTATAGGGCCTTTTGGTTTTGCGTATACAGTATTAGTGGGGGTATCACTTCCCCCTTTTACTTCTGGACCAAAAAGTCTCTCTCCGATACTTCTGTTTATAGACAAGTCCATAATGTCAGAAGTAGGAATAGATCCTAGTTGGGGCAAGTTCGGATTTATTTTAGGTACGGATCCAGTAGGTTTTCCTACTGAGTAGTCGACGTTTATATCTGCAAAGTTATAGAACCCGTTAGAGTCTACTAGTGGAACTTCATTCCAATAAATTGACTGTAAGAAACCTAGCTCATTTGTTTCGCCGGCTGTGCCTGTCGCTTTATAGTGATTAAAAACAGCTTTTTTATATCCGGAGATATTATCATTTCTTACAAAAGAATAATTCCCGCTTGTAATCCCTTCTATTGGCCCTTCAGATAATAAGTCTACTGTTTCGGCGTAAGATCTAGATACTACATATTCTCCTGCTTCATTTTTTACAGCACTAACGTCAGTAACCGTAGGTCTTGCTTTTGCTTGCTTTTTCTTTTTGTGAAAAATACCAAACATGATAGGGGTTCCGTCTGCAGCTGTTGGTTGGTCGAGCCCAACTACCACAAGGTAAAGAACGCACCCCCAAAAAAACCAGTCCGAATTTAGGACGTCTATTATTTTTTCTATTTTTTTATTCATTCCAATCTTGAACTCTTATAGGTATTCTAGGGTTAAAGTTGTATTTTAAACCATCTGACGCTGACCCCCACGAACTCTTAGGTACAACATCTGCATCTACGTCAATAGTATCACTAGCACTTTGAATAACGTGGCTTCCTATCAGTAGTCTTCCATAACCAACAAAAACAGGACCACCTTCTCTTATGGTGTTTTCGGGACCGTTAAATAAATACGACTTTGCGCCGCCTTGTTCTATTTCATTAAAATCGCCAAATTTTGGCATCGGCGTAAGAAGATTAGTTATGCCTGCGGCAACCAAACCAACACCACCCATTACCAAAGCCCCAGCCATCATACCGCCTTTTCCAGCCATTAAGGCTCCAAAGCCTCCGGCCATTCCCACACCCGAGGCAATTAAAGCCACACCTATTACAATCGTGATAATGTCATTCGCCCCCTCTAACACTGGTACGATATCTATAGTTTTTATATTATCGCTTTGTAAAACAAGTTCAGAGGACATGACTCCGTCAAAAGTGTTTGGATCCTTTCCGTCCTCTACATTAAAATCTTTTTCATTTACAAGAACCCTATATTTAATATCTTTTTTATCGTTTTCTAATAGAAAATTGTAAAGTTGATGAGTTTTACATTCAACAGCTCTAATTGCTTCTCCTACGCTTTTTACCGCTAGGTTCCATTCAGATCTTCCTAGTTGTTCAGCTAAGACTCCGTGAAATTTTATTTTAGATAAACTGCTCATGTCTGTAAATTGTGCTTATTTTATTTTTTCTTCTCTCTGAGAGAGCTTCTATTGTGACAAATTTATTGCGTGGCCTGTGGATTATTGTGTTGTTGCCGAGATAAATTCCTACATGATTTGCAGTCTTGCCCTTTAACATTTCAAATAATAAAATATCATATTTTTTAAATTCTGCTGAAACTGGAATCTTTTTTACGTCCTTGTTAAGCGCCGCTATCTCTTCAGAGAGGTTTGGTTTTTCTTGATGCCAGTCATCGCTTCTAGAGTAGTCCGAATCTTTTAAGTTTATTCCTATTCTTTTGTAGTATTTTTGCACAAAAGTATAACAGTCAGATACTCCTATTTTAAATTCGCTGTAGTCTATAAAAGTTTTGTTTTTTCTAGGGTCATAAAAAGTAAAATTATCATTTTTAACATTATACATTATGTAATTTAACAAATGTCCGTTGCTGTTTATTAAGTCGTAAGGAGAAAAAGACTCCTCTCCCTCGGGATGAGAGTGATAGATTGCCTTAATTTGATATGATTTTGATATTTTTAAGTAATCTTTCGGAGAAATAGAGAAATGTTTTTTAGGGAATTGAGAAAAATTTTTACATCTTAAAGCTTTATTTTCAGCTCTATAATCTACTACAAAGCCACAGCATTCATCTGGATAAGACTCTAAAGCGTGATTTTTGATAATACTTTTTACTGTTTCGCTAAGTTTCATTTGATTAACCCATTCCTCTTGATATTGAATTGGCCGCAGGGAATCCTCCGAAAGGAAGGTTTCCTATTGCAATTTCACACCCTCCTTTATTAGTAGATTTTCTATTCCTCCCTCCCCACCTTAACCTACATCCAGTTAGGCTTTTAGAGCATTCGTCTGCCACCCAGAAATCAGTGTTAGGTGGAGCTATATTTTCCTCACCTCCGAATCCCATACTCCTTTTGCACACATAATAATATTTTACTCCCTTTTTTTCTATATAAACATAGTTTCCAGCCCTGTAGCCCATATCTCCTAGGCTTGGGTCATTTGGATCATTTTTTTGTTTATAGTCCTGTTTATACTCCCCAATGTCGGTAAAATCATAGCCAGTATTGTCTACATTTCTTTGTGACTCCGTAATGATATCATCGTCTGCATCTGTAGCTACAGGGGGCGCTGCTTTTAACATTCCACACGCGTTTAATTTAGTTGAGCTGCTGGCGGTGTCGCTAATGCTAGGTATTATTCCATTATTTTTAAGAGTTTTTAACGATGCTTTTTTAAGTATTGGGATTGGGTTGTTTTCAGAAGTGGTTTCACTCGTATATTGATCTAGTTCAGTTGATGACGGTGCTTGATACCAGCAGCCTATACCTCTATATTGCCAGACGCACTTATTAGATAAAATCATCCTTTTGGGAAGTTTCGTGCCTTCTAGATCTAAGACTGAAGATAATTGATATACTAAGTTAATTTTGTTTTCTGTTTGCTTTCTTTCGATATAGTAAACATCATCAGGTAGATAAGCGTATGGGTCAGGCTCATAACCTTGTGGTAAAAAAGAGCTGTCTCTTCCGATCTTAGACTCTCTTACGGTGCCAAAATTTATTAAATCTAAATACTTAGCAAAGGTCCTTTTTCTTGTAACTTTTGCCCCTATGATGTCACCTATTTTTCTTATCTCGTATTTTAGTAAAGCAAGTTGATCTGCTCCGGTCTCGCTATTTGATGCAATTGATAGGCTGGGGGTGGGTAATGCTCCCTTGGTGGTAACCTCAAACCCAGTGGCTTGGATGGGGACGGGCCAGTATTTTTTTCCTTGCCATACGATAAAGGAGTTGAAAATTTTAGTATTGTTGTGAAACCTTAAAATTCCATCGCTAAAAGTTCCGTTACCTTGAGTTATTCCTTGATCTAATGCATCGGCGTTAAGATTTATATTGTTCTCTCTGAGTATTTCAGAAATATCTATTTCAAACATCGTTACTAACGCAGAAGGGGTAAGATTCGACAGCTCTGCATTTAAGGATTTTATAGAATTCCTAGCTTGAGATGGAGTTTGTTGGTAATCTGGCATTTTTAGTTATTTGTTTCTATGAAAGTCGCCCTTACCGAATGGTTGCCATGAAAAACAAAATTTGTAGCAAATTCTTGACAATAAAATCTTTTTTTATAATTACCATCTAAATAAATTGGTGGTAAATGCCTTATCACAAAGCTTTCTGTACCTTTTCTGGCTTTCAAAAAATGGGTGATGGCTCTAGCTTCTAAGTCTCCTCTCATTTCAAATGATGCGCTAAAATTTATAAAATTATTATGAATTCCGTCTTGAATTCTTTGCTCGTAACCGTTGCCGAAAACTACAGTATTGACTTTAGGGCGGCTGTTTACAGTTGCATTATATGACGGAACCCATATAAATTCTGGAATTTGTTGAACTCCTTTAATGTCTGTAGTTCCTGTGTTTTTAGTGAGTCCTCCCCATGAACTCGAGTCAGAAACACTTGTGCCGGCGTCAAGGTCTTTCAAAGCGTAGTAATATTTTATCGCTTTAGGCGTATTTGTACTGCTGGAAGGAAAATCTTCGTTAACAAAAACTATAGCGTTTTTTACATAGGTATCCGTGTTCCTGTAGGGGGGTACATTGTATATACTATTATTAGCCATTTCTCCTTAATCCTTTATTATTATAATACACTGAAAAAAGAGTGTAAAATAAAGATAAAGTAATGTTAGGTAGAATTACAAGGGAAGCTGAAAAGCTCACAATCAATGGTACCGGAATTGAAGGGGTGCAGTCTTTATCGGCTTCTTACAACTCTGTAGCCAAACCCGTGGTAAACTTAGGTATAAATCCAGAAAGTTTGGGGTATGGGAACACCGCTTTTCAGTATTACCCTGAGGGTCCTCAGGAAGCGAATTTGCAGTTAAATACGTTAATGACTCATTTTTTACCGATTCCTGATGATTTTTCTAACTGGTCGTCGAGGGATCCTATGCAAAATTTCACTGGGGCGTTGCCTTTTAGTGGTATAGTTGATCATGGGGACAAAAAATTCTATTTTACTGAAGGATATTTAGAGACGTATTCGGCTGCCTGTTCCATTGGGGAAATCCCACAAAGCTCAACAAGCTCAGTAATATATGGAAATTTTGGAACTGGAGCTAAATTTGATTCTTGGAGTGAGTATGATGCGGGTGCGACGTATCCCTCGCTCCATGTGGCCAGCTACGGCTCAATGGAGATCAATCTAGACACTTTTACCACAAATAGAGTAAACTCTTTTAATGTAAATATAGCTACCCCTCGCCTACCTTTTTACAAAATAGGTTTAGATGAACCAGATGGAGTCATTGCGGGAACACCAATTGAGGTAAATGTTAACTTTCAAATAGAGCCTGATGATTATGAAATAAAAAATATGCGCCTGAGTCCCGGTGAAACAGTTTTCAAAAATACAATAATAACTTTGAAAGAAAACAATACTCACAATATATTACTTAGGTACTCTTTTGAAAATATGTTGTTGACCTCAGAATCCTTTAACGGCACCAGCAGTTCAAATGCGACAATTGATTTTAATCTAAGATCTTTCATTTTAAGGTAAAAATAGTGTAATATCAAAAAAGGTTATGGCAAGAATATTTTACGATAAGGCTCCGGTTGAAATTCAGGTAGGTAACTACAGAGAAACTCTGATAGCGACTGACTGTAGCATAAACTTTAACAACTCTCAGGCTCCTATATATTCAGTCGGTAAAAAGGGTCCAATAGGACAATTCCCGTCAGCTGCTCGTGCTGGAGACATTTCGTTTAACTTTTTAACTACCATAACAGGAAATTTTGATGCAATAGTAGGTGTTGGAACCGCTACACAAGGGAACATAATCAATTATCTAGCCGATCACGTTAAGAACTCAGCAGACTCAGAGGCTAGCGGGGTTGTTGTAAAATGCGCAGGAGTTAGTGGTATTGGTTTTCTTAATTCGTATAGTTTTAATACTACAGCTAACAGTATTTCTTCTTCTAGCGCAGCATTCACTCTTTTTGGATCCGGAACAGAACTGCCTGTTAGTGGAAGGTTGAGTGGAATTAGCGCTGGTGTTGGGATAGGGGGTACTGAAGCTAGCACTGTAACAACTGGTATTGCTCATGGTAGGTTTACAACGATGCCACCCAATTTAAGGACATCAATATACGATGGAACAGCTGCTCCAAAAACGCAAACAGCAACTATTTATAGCGCAGATTATTCAATTAGTTTTAACCACACCCCAATTTACAAAATAGGTCAAGAATTTCCAACGACAACATTTTATACAAACGCTTCTGAATCTTTAAACGTTTCTGAAGACCTTTTCAACTCTGGATTAAAATTTGATGAAAGCTCCACTGACTATACCCTTGAGCTGAAAGGTTTAGCTGGGGCATCTTCAGCACCAATGTACGTTTTTATTAACGAAGCTAAACAAATTAGCACCTCAGCTAGTGTGGGGTTGGATGATATTATTAGAACTCAAAAGTCTTTAACGGCTGTTTATTAATGTGTTTTATACTGCAAATAATTCAAAAATACAGATTAACGGAAATGAAATTTTAGCTTCCGACGCACAAATATCTTTACAGGCAAACCTGCAGCCGAGTTATACTATCCAACAACGTCATACAGAGTCCTTTACCCCGTCTAATGGCATAGGAGGCACCTTTTCTTTTAATTACTATTTAACAGGAGTAGATTATTTTAAGTCTTTTATTACGGGGCAGGGAGAAATGCCTCTTAAAAACAGTCAGGTTATATCTGGTAACTTTGGTGGACTAAATTTTGATAGTGGCTACTTAACATCTTACTCTGTTAATTTTGCAGCTAATGCTCCAGCCGTAGCAAATGCTAGTATATCTTTTTTTGATCAACTAAACGGAGAGTTTACTCCTACATCTGAATCTGCTCCGGAAGATAAAGAAATATTAAACTTTAAAAATGCCATTGTTTCTCATTACATACCGATAACTAATGAGCCATTATCGGGTTCGGTAGAAGAGTTTGTTGCTGGGACATATAATTATCAGTGTGATGTTCAGCCAGTTTATTTAATGAATGAGACTAAGCCAAGTTCAGTTAGCTTTGGGCCTAAAACAGTTAACATGAATTTTGAAACAGATAATCCAACGGGTTATCTTCCAGTGTCTGGGAACACGGCAAGACTATCAGTAGACTTAAAAAACAATAATGACCAAGTAGTTGAAAACTTTACTTGCTCTGGGGTTTTAAAAGAAAGGGGGCTGGCTTCAGCCGTCGGTGACTACATAAAACAAACTATCACAGTAACAGAAGCGGCTACTCAGGATACTTTCATATACGTTGCTTCCATGCTAAACGCACAGGGCCAACAAAACGCAGTAGGAGCAGGGACAACTTCACCACTTTACTAACATGCCAGTATTTAATCCTAAAAAATTATTTCAGCTAAGCGGCCAGAACTTAAATTTTGCCGAAGGAGTTTTTTTTGGTGAAGATCAAGTAGAGGAAATTTTTTACCTGTCTAACACTGGAATTTCTGGAGAGGTTCCTGCCGCCGCTATGACTAGCGAAATTTTTATTGAAGCTAATGGGGGTAGATTGAGTTTAGGGAGTCCGTATATTGTGTTAGACTCTGATAGTCAATTATCGGTTAGTGGATTAAAGCCTCAGTATGTGAGTGGGGTTGTGGGAGACATTATTCAGATATCGGGAGATAATTTTTACAAAGTTACTGACGTTAATTTTGGGGGCAGTATGGGGGGTCAGTCTAGTGAATTTTCAGTTTTATCTGAAAATGTTATAGAAGCGGTTGTTCCCACAGGAGCAACTTATCATGAAATTTCTGTATTCTCTTCTTTGAGAACTGGGGTGGCGGGAAGTACGTCTTTGGCTAGCGGGAAAACATACAACAAGTTTATTCCAGTCCCCGATGTTACTGGTATAAACTCGGGTCAAATGTTGGGAGGCGAAACTTTGGTAGTGGGCGGTATAGGTTTTTCTGGAGTAACAGGAATATCAATAAACGATATAATTTTTAATGATTTTAAATCCTTAGATGCGACGGGTGTTCAGGCTACAGTTCCATCAGGTTTGCAAGTTGGGGACTTGTATAAAAACACCAGAGGTCAAATTGATTTAGGTTTAACAAGTGGACAGTCTTTTAAAGTTTCTGATGAATTTTCATTTAGCCCTCTCGCTAAAATAGCTGGAGTGTCTACAAATGCGTTTATTGGATCTTTGTTAACAATAAGTGGAGAAAATTTTAATTCTGGAGTTTTTCATACTGGTGAATTCGATGGCAGCTTAGGTACCGGGTGTTTAGTTTCGATAGGTGGCCAAACAGGTAATTTTAAAATAATTAATGATGCTGGTGGTTACAATAGAATGCAGGGGCATTTACCCAGTGGAATTAACCTTGGGATTTCAGGGGGTAACGTTGCGGTTGGTAAAACTAATATCAATACTTTACCCATCAGTTTATTTAGTGATAATTACCCAGAAGTTTATCCTAATGATATTAGAGTTAGGCCGGGTATAGGTAGTCCCGAGGTTTACTCAGTGAGTCCCGAGTCTGGGGTTGGTGGAGATACGGTGCTTATTAGTGGGGCTAACCTTTATGGAATCACTGGTATTAATTATAGGGGCGGAAACGTTGGTGTAGGTACGGAATTTGAGCAATCTAAAATAGTTGAAGTTACGCCGGGGCAAACTTTAATGAGTACTATCCCGGACACTGCTAATTTTGGCAATAATGGAGGATTTTTAGATTTAGATGTCTCTGGGTTTTTTGGTAATGTGGGAGTAACTAGCGCTTTCTTTGTTTACGGGGTTCCAGTGATTAACACGATTACCCCCGGTGGTTCAGGTATAGAACCGGGTGCGCCTGCCGTAATTCAGGGCCAAAGACTTTATTCTGGGTCTGAGTTAGAGTTTTATGGTGGAAATGGAACTTTAGCTAGAAGCAATTTTAGGCAAAATTTAAATATCAGTGGTTACTCTTTAAACCATACGCAAATAAATTTTAATTACCCTAATAATTTTGAAACAGGAAATTCTTATGGTATAAGAGTGGTCAACCAGAGAGCGGGAACACAGCTTTATAGGGTTACTGGTTTTAATGAACCTGTTTTAAGTGGCGTAAATAGGGTAAGTGGAGTTCAGGGGGAGAGGGTTATTGTCTCGGGGTATTTTGAAAGAATAAAACCCTCTGGCTTAAGACTTGGTGAAAAAATAATATTAGACTATGAGGAGGTTGGTTTCGCTTCTAACCCGCACCAGTTTAGCGGTATTGTTTTTGATATACCAAAAAATACTAGCAGTAATTTAATAACTATTGATACTAGTGGGGGTTTTATTTCAACTACTGGGGTATTAAATGTAACTCCGGCAAAACCAGAAATTAGCGGTTTTTATCAAGACTTAACAGGTCAAAGACCTGATTATTATAATTCTTCTGAGCAGGCTTTTATATCTAACAATATGGTAAGGGTGACTGGAGAGAGGTTAAATTTAGTGACTGGAATTAACTTTTCTGGAATAAATAATGGAGATCCATTAGTACAAATAAATTCATTTTCTCAGGTCTCGCCTTTTAATCTCACATTTCGCTTACCCACAGGAATAAATCCTAATAGCGGAAGTTTTGTGTTAAAGGACTTTGTAAACAGGGAGGTCGTGTCCCCGTTTCCTTTAAATATGGTGGTTTATTCTGGTTATTCACCTAGCTTTCCTGTGCCTAACGAGATAATAAATTTAAGTGGTGCAAACGTTACGGGTTTGGATTTAGTTTTTAGTGGCCTCGATGGAAATCCGGTAAGCCCGGAAATAGTTACTAGTGCTGTTTCTGGTGGAGTTGATGTATTGTCTGTAAAGACTCCAACAGGCATAAGAAACTCTAACGTGCTGGTTACTGGGAGGAGTAATAGTAACTTGGGAGAACTATTTGACTTTAGGCCTTGTCCTGTAATTACAGGAGTTAGCGGTCAAAGTGCCAGTAATGTAATAACTACCGGACAATTGTTTTATATTACCGGTTTAAATGTTGATCCTTCCGTGGCTTTTTCCGGAGGAAATATTTTTATTTCAGGCACAGGTAATAAAAATTCTCAAATGCAGCAATCTGCGTTTGCTATAGAAAAAACTACAACTGGTGACGACTTAGGGGTGTTCTATACAAAATTTGACGTTAGGGCCAGTAATGATTTTATTGGAACTGGACGTTTTTTGTTTCCAGATGTAGGGGAGGCCGCCAAGCAGGCTCAGTTTTACGGCACTGAATATGTTATAAACGGAACTAGAGTCAATATTACTGGCTATGGGCCGATTAGGGGGGTTACTGGTGACGCTATAGAATTTACTGGGTTTGGTTTGAATGAAGTAACCGAGGTTTATTTCTCCCCCTTCAACGCGTCTCAGGTTAATGTAGACAGTTTTAATATATCTCCTCTAGTATCGGCTGAATTTGTTAATAACTCAAATAATAAAATTACTGTTACGGTCCCTGCTGATCTTGTAGAGGCTAAAGGTAAAACTAATGTGCTGTTTTCTGGCGGTACTAATGAGATAGTTAGTGGTTTTGAAGTTATATTAGATGCGTCAGTTGTTGAGTACAATATAGTAGAAGAAAATGATGTACCGACTAGCGCGTCGAGAGTCGGTAATTTTACTCAAAAAGAAACTGTAAATGGAACAGTGTTTGTGGTAACTAGGACAAGGTTCCCGGATGGAACAACTGCTATCGTTAGTAGCACGCCTTTTGTTGGGATGGGTACTACTTAATCGTTTATCCAGTCACAATTAAATGCTATAGATACCCTGAGCTCTTCTTTAGGATTTGGGTCTACATAGTGCATTAACCAAGATGGGAAAATAATAACTTTTCCCTCGCGAACAGGGTACGTAAATAGACTACTGTCGTATTTACTGTCAAGAAGGTATGGGTTTTGATGACCATACTCATCGCCTATATCTGGCGCACAAATTCTGTGTTGAGGGCGTGGGTCTAAGAAATGTACATTACCTGAGTTGTCTGGAAATTTTACATAATAGCAGCCTGAATAGTGGTGATTGGGATGTATGTGAGGTGGATTAAAATTGCCCTTAATGTTTACGTTCATCCATTGTTCAAATTTTCCCCAATGACCTTTTGCCCAAGGCCTTCCTTGGGAAATTTTTTGGAACATTTTTTTTATTTGAATTTCTATAAAAGAATTAAGCTCTATATCGTCTTCATACCAAAGTTCATCTCCTCCATAAGTTTCTAAAGAGGGGTCTTTGGAACAGCCGTCTGTTCCGTATTTGTTTATTATTTCATCTACTTGCCTGACGGCTTGTTTATGATATGGAAAATCAAATTCCCACAACTCGGTTACAAATAAATCATGCTGTGTGTAGGGTTCGTTTTTCATAAATCCGCTTCCCCTATATCAATAAAATATAAAAGTCGGTAAATTCTGTCCGGGTTTTTATCAAGCTTAAATACGTCCATGGGGCTATCCATATTTAAATCAGGATTTGGTTTATTAAGCCAGTCTGCGACATAATCGTGATCCATAACCACGCAACATTCATTGACTAGATTTGTGAACTCTATAAGTCTCTTTTTGGGAATTATCACTTATCTTTTCTTCTTTCGTCGTATTGCCTGCGTCTCTCATTAGAGTCAATTTTTCTATCTAGCTTATCTTGACCGCTCTGGAGCCTTTCTAGTCTTTGAAGAATATATTCCCTTTTTTCTTTATCGTCTATCCTATCTATGTACTCCAACCCTTTTTGGATGACCCTTGGGTCTATTTTTGGTCGTCTAGAGGGTACAGTAACAACGTTTGGTTTAGGGGCTGCTGGCGTAGTCTTGACGGGTTTACTTTTATCGTCTTTCTTTTTTATGATTGTAGGTTTGGTGTTAAGTTTAGGCAACGTGACAATGGACGGTAGTTTGTGAGTATCAAACGAAAGCAGCTCTGTCACTCCGTTGTTGTCTACCTCCACTAACCCTCTTTCTACGCTCAGTAGTGTTACCCCACTATCCGTTCTCCTTTTAGAGGACAGCGTCAAAAACCTTTTTGGTATATCTTTAGAAAACATGTAGACGTTAGTAATTCCTCCCTTAGTTATGATGCCCGTCAGGTTAAGTTTTATAGGTGGCTGCTCTATTAGTTTTGGAACCTCAACTTTTGCTGGCGCCTCTTCAAGTAAGGCGAAGGCGTTTCGCTTAGCGATTGTATCGTAAGGGTTCTCTTGTGCCAATATAGAGCCAGCAAATAATAGCGGTATTAGTTTTTTCATATAGTATTATTACAGTAATTGTTTACTTTTTTTACTCATTTTCAATTTGTTTAATATATTTATTTAAATCACAGCATTCTTGTAGTAGGTTTATTGCTGTAGCTCTCCAGAATTTACCTGCATCTCTCAAGGCTTCATTTTGATCCCTTAATCCTTCTAGGTACCGTTGAGCTTTATCTACGTGTGGGCAAGTGTCTTCAGGAATAGGTGGGCAGTCTTCTTTTATTTCTTTATATCCTTTAGTCGGAAAAATAATCATTTTATTATAGCGATTTAAGCTGGTAGTGCCAAGCGGCCATGGTGAGGCCAACTCTAGGGTTTTCTGGGGTTGCTCCTGAGGTTATATCTGTTACTAAATGTGGCCGTGTGGGGTCGAAAACAACAAGTCTATTATATCTAAAAGGTATAGTGAGCCAATTGTTGTTGTTAGGGTCACTGCACTTGCCCTCTTCTTCAATTAACTCATATTGGTTTTTGCAGGTTAGATCTTTTTCTGTATTGACTAAGTTTAGTTTTAAGTCTCCACCTTCTATTTTATTTTGCGGGTCTAGATATAAAACTGATGTATACATTGGATGTACAATCTTACCGCTTTTTCTTTCCTCGTATTCGTCAACATCAACATGCAAGCCTAGTGTGGTTTCTGTCGACATTGTATTATCCCAAACTTCAAATCCTAAAATTTTACTGCAATCAAATTTTAATTTTTTATTCCAAGTATAGTTAATGATATCTAAAATACACTGATTATCTTTATGCTTTTGGTTTGGTAACTCATCTTTTTTGATAAAAAAAGAGCTAAAGTTACCTGACTTTATAAACCCTGAAGCTTTTTTGGCTAAATCAGGGTCTAAAAAGTCATCCAAAACCAGACAAAAATTTTCTAGATTCATACCTTAGCTTGTCTTTCTTGCCACCTATTGTGAGCATCTATAACAACCGTGCTGGCTTTTTTTCCATTTTTCCATTCGCCCACTTTTACAGAACTGGTTCTATCAATTTTATAGATTCTGAAAAACTGTTTGTAAATTTTGAGATGTTCCTCTTCTATAGAGGACAAGCGTGGATAACGGCTTTTTGGGGACCAGTGCGGGACAGCTATTACTTTATAGTCTATTTCGTCGTTATCTACAAAATCTAGAACACCTAAAACCCTACATTGCACTAAACTGCCTCTGTCTATGGGGTCGTGATTAAAAATCAAAACGTCTAGTGGGTCATTGTCTAAAGCAAAGGTTTGAGTTATGAACCCATAATTAACCGGATATTGTAAAGAAGAAACTAAACATCTTTCTAATTCAAAAATGTTATATTCTTCATTATACTCGTATTTAGTATTAGTTCCTTTAGGGATTTCGACGATACAGCTTATGTGGTCAAAACCATCTTTTGTAATTGGAATGTCGTTTACTAGATTTCTCTGTGTCATTAGTGTAATATTATTTTATGAATCTTTTGGTTCATGCGCCATTGTCCGAACCGCCGACGGAAGCTCTTCCTTTCAGGTACGTGTTATCTTCTTGCAAAATTGATTGTGGTATGGAAATCCTACTGGAATGTGAAGAAGGATCCAAGGATTTATATTGGGATTTTTTAAAGCGT